AGATCCAAGAATGCCACCAAAGGTGAAGCTCTGGGAAACAGCACCCTTGAGAACTGCGTCTGCTGTAAACTCTGGGAGTTTGAGAGTAATAGATTCTGCTGCACCACCAACAGAGAAGACCTGACCATCGCCTGTGTAAGCATGTGTCCTGAGAAGATCTGCTTGACCGTATACTTCTGTACGACCAAATGGTTGCTCTGCGAATGTAAGTTTTGCAGGACTTGCTGTTCCACGTACTTCTGTGTGAACCAGACCAGCAATAGCGATTGCACGACTCTCGTCGAGACGACCCAGAATGTCGAATAGTGCTCCAAGTTCGAGTGGGTTGAATGTAACCGCTTCGACTGCACCACTGAAGTTGAATATCCGACCTTCGCCAGTCCAATGCTTCGTGATAAGTGGTACAACAGAAACGTTGAATATCTCTGTCTGAGATTGACCAACCCAGTCTTCTGTATGTTTCTCCAGTGCAGTACCAGAGAGATCGATATCGACTGTAAACTGTTCTGAAACAGTAAATTTCTGACTTCCGAATCCACCAAATGTAAGATCTGCTTGGAATGCAGGTATGTCGATTGTAATCGCTTCTGCACTGCGACCAATAGAATATAGATTTCCAGATCCATGGAAGTGGAGACTGAAGTTCTCTGCTGCATTTCCAGAAACGTCGATAGTAACGAATCTGTAGTTGTCTGATACAATTGCCTCTTGGCAAGTACCAGATAGTTCCATATGAGCAGAACCTTCTTCTGCTGTGATGAACTTGAGACCTGTGTAACCACCAGCAAACTTGAATAGTGGTGGTGTTGTTGGAGGAACAGATACTGTACATTCTGCTGCACCACTCCAAGTCCAAAGTGTTGGATCGTTGGTAACCCACTGAGGTGGAACACGGACTTCTGCATCGGAACGAATCTTGATCGCATGTTCCCAAGGAATCGGATCCGATATGAAGATCTTGGTCTGTGAAGGTAGTGATAGAGAAACAAAACTGACAAGTTTTCCAAATGGGTATTCGGAAACTTTTGTTCTGATAGAACTGATTGTGGATGTGAATCCATAATCCTCTCTTACCGTTGCACCAGGATCTGTGATAAATCCACAGTCGTGGACTGTTGATGCTCCAGTGGTGAGCCAAGGATCGATCTCGTATGTCTGACCAACAGGTATGTTTGCAACAACACCATTGAGACCAATTCTGATAATAGAAGTTGGTGATACACCAGAGATACTCTGACTTGGTGTAATCTCGGTAATAGTACCGACACCAGGTAGACTTGCATAATCTCTGTACTGATATAGATTCTCAGAAGAATCATTGTAAGAGTAAGTTCTTCTATTCTCTGTACCAACAAGAGTAGGTAGAACACCTGTGCCTTCATAAGCAAAGGATCTAAGTACAGGTTCTGCTGTTCCTTGAGATGCCCAAAGAGTACCAAAGGCATTCCAGTTAGGTGCGAATCTAACGTTGGCAACACCTCTAATTGGGAATAGAGCCTGCTTCTCATCTGGATTGAAGGATACAGATTCAACTGCACCACCAATCTTGTAGATCTGACCTTGACCAACGTAATCAAATACACGTGAAGCTTCAGCGTATACAATACTGAATGCACGACCTTCACCTGTGTATGGTCTAGTAACACTGTAAGTAGCAGCACCAGTAACATCAATCGGAATAAATCCTTCCCACTGTGGGTTGATACGTACCCATGTAGAGGAACGAATCTTGATTGCTGCCTTGAATGTAATCTCTGCAACAAATCCTTTGGTTTGTGATGTATGTGTATTGCTGGTATATTGGAAACCACCAAAAGGATAATTCCAGATTGTCTGGGAGATATATCCCCAATCAATAGGTCCATTGAACCCTTCAGAAACCAGACCATAATCATAGGTTGCACCTGGTGTGAAGTTGGATACAAGTGCGATTGTGTAATCTGGATCTACTACCGCAACTACACCAACGTTGATTCTTACAACAGATCCTGTAGATGTACCTGAGAGGATCGTGTTTGTAGTGATCTCCTCGACAGTAGCAGTACCTGGCAACGGACCGAAGTCTGTATAACCAAATGGTAAGATAGAACTATCGTTGTAATCCCAAGTAACTCTCTCAGCATATGCATCTCCAGTGAATACTGGGATGACACCAAATGGTTGTTCACCGTATGTTCTCTTAACGTCAGAGACTGCACCTGTGACATCAACAAGACCAGAACCTCTCCAGTTAGGTATGAAGTTGACCTTAACGTTGGATTGTAGTGGAGCGAGAGTACCAGTAGCAATATAATCTGTAGTGACTCTCTCCTCACCACCACCAATTTTGTATAGGTTACCAGTACCCTCATAGGTAAAGGTAAATGCCTCGTCTGCTCTGGAGAAGTTGAACAGTACACCTGATCCAATTTCTCTGGTAGTAATTTTTTCTGTAAGAGTACCAGAAACAAGACTTCTGACGAATCCATTCCATCTAGGTTTGGTTCTTCCTCTACCTTTACCAAATACCTTAATGTCACCAGAACCATTCCAGTTAGGTACGTAGTTCTGTTTAGCAGTACCCTTGAGTTGACCAACACCGTATGGGTATAGAGTACCAGTGATACTAAGAAGACCCCAGTCAAGGTTGGTTGTCTTACCAACAGACACTGGAGCATGTTCAATCGAGTTTGTAAACGTACCCGAATGAGGTGCAATCTGATATCCACTAGGATCTACAGTTGCAGTTATTGTAGGATTAACTTGTACTACAGAACCAGTACTTACACCTGACAGTACTTGGTTTGTAGTAATGATTTGATAGGACTGTATTGGAATCGTTCCATAGTCCTCATATTCAAATTCAACAACAGCAGAATTATTATATGCGTATGTTCTTCTGTTATCTTCGCTACTAATATTAGGTAGAGTACCTGAACCCTCAAATCCAAATGTACGCTTAACTTCTGAGACTTCTCCTGAAATCTGGGCTGTACCTGATCCCACCCAGTTAGGTCTGAAGGAAACCCCTGCGTTACTCTTGAATCTGAATAGTCCTTTGGACTCAATTGAAATACTTCTAGTAACTGCACCAGCACCAAGCTTGTACAGTTCACCTTCACCAGATTCTTTCTTAGAGAAAGCTTCCGTTGTGAGGGACTGGATCCCAAACAGCCCGTCGAATTCGAGGTCTGGAACCCAGTGTGTAACCGCACTACCTGATACTCGTACCGTACCCTGAACGATCCAAGGAGCAGACAGACGATAGTAAGTACCGACCATCTCAAAGACAGTACCTGTACCAACCCATGCATGTAGGACTGTCCACTGTGTAGCAGTCTTCGGTCTAACGAAACCGTAAGGTCGGACAGTATCTGTGTAAATTATTCTACCCCAATCATCTACTTCGACAGCTTCTACGTCGTTGATAGATCCACCATCTATGATGGTTGTGGGTGTTAATGCTAATGAATTTAGACCGTAGTCTAGTTGTATAAACTCCTCAACACATGAAGGATTCCATGAATATGAATGTCTCTCGCCACTAAAAATACGCAACGCAAAACTAGACCCATAAGGTCCGTCTATACCAGTTGTATAGATGTGCGTTGCCATTTACCCTCCACTAAAATAAAAAGGGGATCCAGTACTGAATCCCCTCACACATAATAATGAAATCAATTGAATTAATCAGTCTAGGCTGACGTTCAGAGTTACTTTGATCTGGTCACCAGCGTTTTGAATAGCGTAAGGACCATTTGTGAACCTTTCAGCGAAGAATATCGCATCATAGAGTGTCACAGAACCTGTACCATCAAGTGCTTTAGTAGTCGTGAAGGTGTTTGCATCAGGTGTCTCGAATACAATGTAAGTACCAGCAGTAGTTGTGGTATTACCTGTTCCCTGATCGATATAAACTGCGTCGCCTGGTTCTAGACCATGACCTGTAGCAGTTACTTTACTGAAGTCAAACTTAACAACGTCATTACCGTTAGAAGTCTGAATGTTCTCAATAAGAACGTTATTGAGGAATACAGTTACTGTTCCGTCTGTATCATCTGTCTCGTAATCGATACCAGTGATAACTGTAGCAGCATCGATACCGTTAGGTGTAGTTGTCTGAGAAACTCTCATTCCAAGAGCAAGATCCTCAGCAACGTTTGCTTGGAATACCAAGTCGCCACTAACAGCACCACCGTTTGCCTTACTTAGATAAACTGTAGTACCAACGATTCCAGTAACACGTGCTCCCTGAGCAACGTTAGTTCCTGTAACACGCTGATCAACAGCAATTCCAGTTGTAGATGTAACAACAACTTCAAACTCACCAGCAGTACCAGTAGAAGCAGTAGTTGAAGCAACAGCAGCAAGAGTAATATAGTTGTTTCCGATAGTACCACGAACACCAGACTTAGAAATCTGTGTGCCAGCAGCAGCAGTACCAGCATCAGCTACACCATGAATGGTTGTAGGCATGTTGTTAGCACGTGAGAGGAAATAACCGTATACGTTACCAGCAGGACCGTCAAAGGTAAATGTTTGCTCTGGATAAGAAGCAGTTGTACGTCCTCTACCAAAACTCAATGGTTGTGCAGTGAAGTTACCAGTGTTCTTAACACTTAAGTTAAGTGTAGTACCATCAATGTCAACAACATATGCACCAGTGCCGACAGATCCACCAGTAACATAGTCACCCTTTTTAATACCTGTGTTAGAAGCAACCGTAACTAGGTATGTTCCAGATGTACCATCACCATTAGTTGTTGTAACAGCAGTTGGTTCAGTCTCGATTCCCCAACGGTTACCGTTCAGTAAGATACCATATTGCTGTGCATAATCCTGATCAGTTCTATTGTTAATGATTCCAGGATAACCTGTAGTAGGTCCTGAACCGTAACCGTTAGTATTGTTATCGGTATATGGTTCGAAATATCTTGTTTGAGAGGGAGTATCACTCTCAGCAGGATATGTATCTGTAGTGAACAACTTAAGAATAAGGTTCCTAGGGATATTCTGTGAATAATTCAGCAGATTCCTTAGAGAATCAATTTCGCCGTTGTCGGTGACTAAGAGTGCCATTGTTTTCCTCTGTCCTAATTACGTTGCTATGTATGATTATTTATAACCACCAATTATTTATAATTTTATCCTCAATGCAACACTAGCCTTACTGATGTTCAGGACATGGTTTACATTGAATCTAAAAATGTCTCCAGCATTAACTGTGGTGTTCCAAGTCGAAAGATTATCATCCTTCGATTTAATTTCTGTACTGGTATTTAGAACACCTAGTTTTGGTGTTTCTGTTCCTGTTATTGAAGTGAAGTTAGGATAATCATCATAAGCACACTTCAATATATCTATTTCAATATTACCTGCGATGTCTGCTACTAGAATCCATGACTCGATAGTACCAGTAACATCTATTGCCATATCACCCTTTGGTCCAATTGCCATTGGGAATGATCCAGCATCAATAACAAAATTCAAAGTTCTGGTTAAATCTGCCGTAGTAACTAAGGCAACACCAGAAAATCTATGACCAGCAGTAGGTGGAGTACTAAAAACAATTTGGTCATTAGAAACAATATAGTCTGTATTTGGTTTAAGAACTATATCATTAATAGAGATCAACAATTGTTGTTCATCTATTGGTGTGTACGGAGATCCATTAACAGAAAGACTGAATGTATCTTGTGTACCATCAAATCCACCAGATATATCATCAAGTATTAGGTTTGTATACTGTGTAGACTTGGTTGGAATTTGATAATTAACATCCAAGTTATACGCAGGGTTCTCTCTCAGAGCAACACTATGTTGCTGAGATCCAACTCTAACTGTATACTCTGCCATTATGACGATACTCCAGGATTAACTTCCACTAATCCTTCGATAACTCTTGTCTTGTATCCAGTTGGAGCAGTCAAGAGAATATCATAGACATATCTTCTACGGTCTAAAGCACCTGTTTCTGTACTATTCATTGATATACCA